TATCCTAAAAACAAGAGCAGAAACAGCATCAAAACTGCGAGAGCAAGACCCGAAAACACTTTTTATTCGTGCGAATGCGGATAAATACACCCCTGCCAGTATTCAGAATTATGCAAATACTGGTGATTTCTCTGTTCTCAAGCGCTTCACTGAAGAAGAAAAGAATGTAAAAACACCAGCAGAGTTTGCTGCTGTTGCAAATGAACTTGGCTTTGGTGCTAAGACTACACTGGATAAATATACGCCAGAACAGACGCAGGCTGTTAACAGGACTTTACTTGACCGTGGCGTGAAAAAGGCCGCTGCCGGGGCTACACAGATTCCCGGAGTAAAGGATGTCCAAGATGTTCCTGGTCTTCGGGCTAAGGTTCTTGGTACGATTACTGATGCTCGTCGTGGCTATGAGTCTGCCTCTCGTGCGGTTACGCTTGCAGACGACGCTCTGCAAACAAATAACTTTGCGTCTGCTGCCGGTCTTGCATCCGCACTTGCTAAGGCTTCTGGCGATACACAGCTTAGTAATAAGGATGTTGAAAAGTATCGTACCGATCCGGCTTTCGTTGGAACCGTGGCTGACGTTACTGCTCGTCTGGTTCGTGGTACTCCAACAGCAGACACCTTAAAGAAACTTCGGTCTTATGCACAAGTGCTGAAGAAGAAGCAAGAAGAAAGTATTAAGCGTGAACTGGATACGCAACGCGAACTTGCTCGTCGTGCCGGGTTTAAGAACGAAGACATTGATGTTGCATTCGGTGGTATCTTAGAGAGTAGTCAAAAAGCTCCACGACGAACTGCCAGCGGCGTTACTTACACTGTAGAAGAGGATTGATATGCCTACTTATACCATTAACGGAAAAAGGATCAAAACTGACCGTGAACTTTCTGAGGCAGAAATTGATGAGATTGCAAGAGATTTAGCACCCGTTAGTGGACAAGCAGCAATTCCTACGGAGGGACAGCCAACGGCTCCTGCGGCTGTTCCAACTTTATCGGCCTCTGAGCGAATGTTTCAGAATGCTTTAGCAGGCGCTGCGGCAGTTCCTCCGATGGCTGCTGCCGCCCGTGCTCTTCAAGCATTGACCGCCGGTGGACGAGCTGCTCCGTATGCTTCTAACCTAGCCAAAGCCTTGGTTCCAACATCTGGCCGACAACTTGCTGCTGAGGGCGCTATTGGTGCTGCTGGTGGCGTTGTTGGTGGTGAACTTGGTCAGCAAGTAGCTCAGAAAGTAGGTGAACAATACCGTCCTCTTGGTGAATTTGCAGGAGGTGCGGTAGGCGGCCTCGGTGCCAACACACTTATTCGTAATGTTCCAGAGACTGCTGCTGCTTTGCTTGGTGGCAGGGCTACGGCACCACAACAGGCAGCAGAACAGCTTGGACGCATCCGTGGCGCTGCTCAGATTCAACAAGCGTATACATCCAATCCTCAGTTAGCTCCCTCGCTACAAGAGGCTTTCGATATTCAACGTCAGTTGGGTGTAAGTCTTCCTGTACTGGCTGCTGCCAAGGGCGATGTTACATTAGAGAACTTTGCTCGTTCTATCACCTCCCGTGGCGAGAATGCTCCGTTTACGGCTCTATTGCGACAACAGGAAGAAGAGGCTAAGAAACAACTTGCGGCTGCTCGTGGTCGTTTAGGCGTTAGTGGAGAAAGGGCATCGCAGGTTGCAGAAGCTAAAGCAGCCCGTGTGCAGGCTGAAAACGCTCGTCGTGAACGTGTAGCGGCTGAACAACAACAGTCTCTTCAGACTCGAATTGAAGACCTTGATGATCGGATTGTTGACCTGTCTGCTGATGCTGTGCGTTTAGACGATGGCAAGGGCGCTATTGGACAACGGATCACAAACCTTCTGAATGCTAAAGAACAAAGCATTAAGAAGGAAATGAGTCCCAAGTATGATGATCTGCTGAAGGGTGCTAAAGAGTCTGGCATTGAGATGCCTTCTACCTCTGTGGCAGTTCTTCACCGATTCGTCAAGGACTCTCGTGCAGATGATGTCTTTAACAAGTTTCCTGAACTCTATTCTAAGATTAACACGCTGTTAGCCCCGTCTAAGGCTCCTGTATCTGGCAAGTTTGCTGAGAAGTATCCAAACCTTGTCAGGTCTGTGGAAGGCACCTACAAGCCAATCGGCGTGGAGGATGTAGACTCTCTCAAGCGTGCTTTGAACAAGGCACTGTCTCAGACCAAAGATGCTGACCAAGCCCGTCTGCTGACCGCACTCAAGCGTCAGGTTGATGGCGCTATCGGCACGATGGACGAAGGCTTTGCCAACAGTTATAAGCAGCTTGACCGTGAGTATGCAGAGCGTTTAGGTATCCCCTTCTCTGAAGAGGGTGTACTGTCTGTTGACCGTGCAAGGTTCGTGGAGTCCGTGGTTCCTGTGCTGTCCAATAAGCCGTCGGCTGTGAGGCAGATTCTGGCAGCTACTGACAACTCTCCTGAGACTCAACAGGTTGTCCGTGATGCAATGATTCTGAAACTGGGCAATACTGCCGGTATCGTCAAACCAGACGGTATTGATGTCCGTGGACTGACTCGCTTCATTAACCAGAACAAGGAAATCATTGACCAAGTTCCAAGTCTGCGTGGAGAGTTAGAAACCATTGGCCGGAATGTTGGAGAACTGAAGAACACCCGTGCAAGGCTGTTGGAAGAACAGCGCAACATTGCTGTTGAAAAGCTCGACAATGTTTGGAGTCGTTCTCAGACTGCCGCTGGCGGGTTCCAAGGTTATGTTCAGCGTGCTTTGAACAACCCGGAAGCCCTGCGTGATCTGATCGCTACCGCCGGTACTGACAAGTCTCTTCAGCGTGGTCTGAAGTCTGCATTGCTTGACATTGGCTTGAATTCTTCTAACAAGGTTCAGTTCTTTGACGACAATGCAAAGACACTGAATGCTGTGTTTGGAGAAGCCTACTCCAAGGACGTCAAGATGCTGTTTGATGCTGCTCAGAGGCTGCAACAGTTCCCTCTGAAGGGCGGTATCAATGTGGGCTTGACTCAGAAGACCGGCTTCGAGGCCATGACTGGCTCTCGTCCGGAACAGATTGCAGGAGAACTCAGAAACCAAATTCTAAGTGCTCCTCGTGTGTTCTTGAATGTCTTTTCCCGGTTCACTCAGAACAGGGCAAGCAAGGCAGAGCAAGAGGAGATCATGTCTTTCTTACAGGATCGTAAGTCTCTGACGGATGCCGTGAAGCTGATCGAAGAAATGCAGGCCAATTCTATGCGAGTGACTGACAAGGCAAGGAACTTGATCCTTCGTCTTAGCAAGAATACGGCTTCTGCTGGACTCTTCGGTGGTCTTGCTTCTGTTGTTCCTGGGGAACTGGGACTGACCGAGCGTGCCCCTGTGATGCAATTCCCGGAGGAATAAGATGTTTGAAATGCTAGGAGGCGGTCTTCTAGGCAGCATCTTCGGTGGCCTGTTCCGGCTGGCCCCGGAGGTACTGAAGTGGCTTGACCGCAAAGATGAACGAAGCCACGAACTGAAGATGTTCTCTCTTCAGACTGACCTAGAGAAGATGCGGGGTGAGTACCGCATGGAAGAGCGTTATGTAGACCATAGCATTCATCAGATAGACGCCATTGGTGAGGCTTTTAAGCAACAAGCAGAGGCAGACAGTAAAGCATACAAGTGGGTTGCCAGTATTTCAGCGTTGGTTCGACCCGGAATCACTTGGCTGATGTTTGGACTGTATACGGCTGTAAAAATCATTACTGTGTCATACGCAGTCAATAGCGGAATTCCTGCAAGTCAGCTTATTGATGAAATCTGGACGGCAGATGATTTTAGTATGCTTATGATGATTCTCTCCTTCTTCTTTGTCGGTAGGAGCATTGAGAAACGTGAATCCCGCAATTGAACTATGTAAGAATGTTCTAGTCAAGCCCTTTGAAGGATGCGCTAAGGTTCTGCCTGACGGTAGGGTCAAAGCGTATCCTGATCCGGGCACAGGCGGACATCCCTGGACCATCGGCTATGGCTCTACTGGCCCTGACATCAATCCAGACACAATCTGGACTATGGAGCAGTGTGAGAAGGGCTTAGACGAGCACATGGAGTACTTCTATGTGGGTGTGATGAAGCTCTGTCCCGGTCTGAAGGATGAGCCACCCAGGCGACAGGCTGCTGTGCTGTCATGGGCCTACAACTGTGGACTTGGTAACCTTCGTATCAGTACCTTCAGGAAGAGGATCAACGAGAAGAACTGGGAAGAGGCTGCGCTGGAGTGTCTCAAGTGGGACAAAGCAGCCGGTAGAGTGCTCAAAGGATTGACTAGAAGGAGACAGGCAGAAAGCCTGCTGTTGAAATAATTAAGCCCCTGTCAAGGAACCTTAAATGGAACCTTGCAGGGGCTTTTTTTATTCCGTGAAGAAATCTCC